AAGAAAATCACCCACAGCAGCTTGTGTTGTGAAAGCTGTACTTGAGCCTGAAACTGCGCCGCCAGTTGTAATTGCAACCGTACCTGATGCAGTTTTAGCGTCTTTTATACCCCATCCTGACATGGTTTATTCTCCTAGATTTGAATTGAAAATTTCTTCTACTTTATTTAAAAACTCTTTTGCGTCTTCGTTAGACAATTCAGAAACGTTATCAATATTGTATTCTTGTAATGCCATTGAAAATGCTTTTTCATAATCTTCTTTATTTAAATTATCACGACGGCGACGAAGTTCTGTTTTGGCTTTTGAGGCTAGTTTCTTTTCATCAGGAGAAACTTTACCACCTGCTTTGGCTTTTCTTTCAGCGGCGCCGGCTAAAGTTGAAAGCATTCCTTCAGGTGTTTTCTTTAGATCTACACCTGGCTTAGATTTTGCTTTCATAGCTTCTGAAATAGGTACACAGTTAGGAACTTCTTTTCCATTTTTCATTTTTGTTCCAAGTTGTCTGTAGCCTTTCCAGCAAGGATTTTTTTCCTCATAACGATATTTTTGCATTGCAATTTTTTGTCTAACTAAACGATACATAAGTTGATCCTCGAATACCAGTGCTAAAATTCTACGAAGGAAATCATAAGTTATTCTTCTTTCAACAAGAGGTAGAAAGGCATCACGTTCCATGTGTGCAAGTCCTTTTGCAATCCATGGAATGTTTTCTACAGGCATTAGGCCCATACGAAGCAGTTCTTCTACCTGCTTCATGTTTACTTGTTCTTGAAGATTGTTTTCCATAAGTCTTTTTCTTAATGTTTATTATATTTATAATAGTATCAAACTAACAATTCCATTTCCTAAGAGCTTTGTTAATTCTTGAATCAGGATCACGAGCAGTTTTGGCTGAAGTAAGACGTTTTTTCATGCCACCCATACGAGCACAGAAGCTTTTTCTACGATTTGCGGCCTTACTTCCTTTCTTTAATTTAGAAGGTTTTGTAGTGACAGCCATGGACAATTTACTTCCTGGGTTTGCTTTACGATATGAAGCAATACCCTTTCTGTTGAGGCCACCGCTCTCACTTTTACCTTCTTTTCTTTGCCAAGCAGGAGCTGCTTCAACAATAAATTCTGAAAAAGATAACATTATCTCTGACCTTTTTTAATTGTCTTATATTTAGTTGCTTTAGTTACACGTTTTGTATCAGCAACACGAAGTTTTGGCTGTGTAGCAATTTCTACAGACTTACGATATTGTTTTCCGCGTTGCTTATAAACTTTTTCTAAAGCAGATTTTTGTGTAGAAGAAAGACCTTTTCTAGACTTTACTCCTGCAATATTTTTGTAAATTTTTCTTATTGCAGTTAATTTGGTTCTTCTTGTAATTCTTCTTTTGCTGGCAGAAATACCTTTTGCAATCTTTGCACGACGTTGTAACTTCCAACGATTCTTTCTAATAGCAATTTGTCTCTTAACACGACCAGCTGGTGTTAATCCCTCACTAACAGGATCAACAGTATCTCCGTTTACAGACATGGCTTTATCAGATATTTCAACAATAGCATTACGAATCTTTTCTATAATACCTGAATTTCTAAGAACTTTAAATGCCATGTTCTCATCAGAAAATTCTCCAGCTCTTTCAAGACCTGATTTTCTCATTTTTGCAATCTTCTTTAATAAACCACGAAGAACTTGCTCGTCTCTTTGTTCTAAAGCCTCTTCGGCTTGAGCAAGTATTTCTCCTGCCTTTTTCTGAATATTATTATGAGCAAAGTTAGGTCTTTGCATAGTAGGAATAACCAACCATCTGTCATGTTTTAAACTATACTGTCCTGATGCTACATGATGTTCGGATCTATCTTGTGCATATAATTCAACATCATATCCCTTAATTTTGATATTATGTTGATTGTTATATAAATTTTTCTTAGTATTTAATAAGTTTTTTACTAAATCTTTTGTAACGCCTGACTCACCCATGTTAACTACAACATGAAGATCAAAGTCGCTATACTTAGTCCAGTTATAATTTGCGTTAGAACCTGTAAGAATTATATCTGTAATTGGGAACTCCATATCCCATGTACCAACAAAATCACTAGCAATTTTCAATAATGCTTTTCTGATTTCAGGCTTTAAATTCATACCATCCCAAGCTACAGGATTTAACTCTTGGTGTACAATAGCAGTTTCAGCCTCAATGTCATGATGAAAATATTCATTAAACGTTTTAATTTTACCTTGACCTGGAGTTGCGTCCATCATTTTTTTAGTTAATTCAGGACGACCCCATTCATTGTCTCGGCCTAGTTCTTCTGTTATTGTGTTTTCCATTTTGTTAACCTATAATTTGGCTTGCAACAACTACACCACCAACAAAACCTACGATGGCTGATACCTTTCTACTTGGCAATGGAATGAAACCAAATGCCTTGTTTGGATTTGGTGGCGGAGGAGGAATATTAGCTATAATTGTTTGTAAACTATCTCTTGATTCTGTTAATAAATTTATTTGATAATCTTTTTGTGTTATTGAAATAAACAATTGTGCTATTTGTGCGTCTTTTAATCTTAATGTACTATCTTGCTGTTCTATAATAACTTTTTGCGATTGAACAACTTCTAATGCTTCTTCGATTGTACTTTCTTCGTTTAATTCTTCTACTTTTATTGCGACTTCTTGCTTTAATGAATCAGTTTGTTCTTCTAAATCTTGTATGTCTTCGGCATATTCTTCAGCTAACTCTAAGGCCTCCTCCGCCTTTTGTTCAGCTTCTTCAATTTCTTCTTTCAAGCTATCAGCAAATTCATTTGCAGCATTAGCTTCGGCTTGAAATTGTTTGTACTCTTGAATATATATCTCTATTTCGTCTTTGTGTCTAACATCCATGACGAAGAATACTAATGCGGCTGCTATGGCCGCACCTAATATTAATTTAATCTTATCCATTACTTACCTACCACAGGGGCATCATAATCAACATAAGTTATAGTTACTTCTTCACCCTTCTCAAGAACTGCTGCAATAGGTGGATATATTCTCATATAGGCATCACCAGACTCACCTATGAAACCAGGCTTGGTTACATTCTGTTGTGATGTATTACCTACCAATAGACAACCATCTGTATGTTCATCTGTGTTACCTGTATGGATTAAAATGTACTCAAAGCCCGGGACATTTTGAACATGAAGCATTCCCTTGTGCATTGCGCCATACTTGGCAACATACTTGCCATGGAAACCACCTTCTTTTCTTAATTTAATTTTATAGGTTCCAGCAGGAACTCTTGTCTCACCACTAACTTTGATTTCTCTATATTCATCTTCCAAAGTAAATGCCAAGAATTTACGACCATTAGTTACATCAAATAACATACCAAGTGTGTCGTCTGCCTGTGAACTAAATCTCAATACTTCGAGTTTCATATATTTCTCCTAGTAGTTTAATCTTCAACGTAGATAAATGATGCACTTGCTTGTGTGATATTACTTGTAGAAGTAATAACAGCGGTTAATATATTATTTGGTGGTACATCAATAGAAAGATTCAGCAAATCAACGTCTATTGTGTCTCCGTTGGAAACATGGAATGCTGCGACAGGTGGTATTGCCTGCGAACCTAAAATAAACAACCCTGTACTATCCTGAGTTGCATAAAGTGAAGCATTAAAATCTGTTTGTGTTAACCATTGCATATTGTTTGCAAATGTTGGGTTGAAAAACAACCGAATAATTGCAGGGTCGCCTGTAGTATTAACAGAAGCAGTTAATCTCCTTGGAAGAAGATCTCTTGTATTAATCTTCCCTTGATAGATAAGTTTGTTTTTAAGTGATATCAAGTGATAGAAAGACCCTGGAACATTCATACTACCCGTTCTAGTAGCTGTCACAGAATATGGAACTCTGGTAGGCTGGACCTTACCTTCATTCGCGCCCATAAAGGACGCGCCTCTACAACTAACAGATCCACTTACCGCACCAAGGTTTGCCGCAACGTATCCAATCTTCATTGATGGATTATCAAGATGAGGAGTTTCAAATCTGTTTGTATAATGTTCATGGTGAAAAAAGATCATGTTCCCAGTATTAGGGTCCTCAACTGCATATCTAATCTCACCAGCACCTAACCATCTAAAATTAATTTGATACACATTAAGTTTAGTCGGATCTAAGGTCACACCAGATGCTCCTGTACCGTCTAACTTATCAACACTAAAGTCATTCTGGAACGTCCAGTTTTCTGTCTGAGCAACTCCCGTCTGTTTAGTTGTTTTAGTAAACGTTATTGTCGCAGTGCTGGTCATATTAAATGTTCCAGACTGAAGTCCTAGAGAAGTTGGCAAGAACGAAATCTTTGCTTGATCATATTCCTCAGTATACCGTGCAGTAAAAGCAGCTTGTAAACGAAGGCCAGCAGATAGTTGAGCTAGGTTAGCTGCAATTGTTCCACCTGATAAAGTTATTGCAGTAAAGGTTGTACCATTAAGGGTAACAGTAACGTCTCCATTGTTTAGGGCACTGAACGAAAATTCTTCGATATGAGTTTTACCACCATTGGCACGAAGCACACCAAAGTTACCTGTCACGCTATCATATCCAATTTGGATGGCATTCTCTTGATTAAATAACCCTGCTCTTTGTGTAAATCCTACAGGATTAGAAGAAAAAGAGGCAGTAAGTCTACAAAGAGCACCTTGACCGGGTTTATACCTTAGAAAGTTTGTACTTCTGATAACACCATAAGAATTTGCATCAGATGTAGCTGTTACGTTAAAACGACTATTGCTGTTAGTAGCAGTACCATTAGCAAATGTAAATGTCTGAAATTCCCTTGGATCTAAACCATAAACAGCATCGCCTTGAATCTTGGGAACAATTTGTATGGTGGAAAGTTCTCCAAATGCTGATTCTCCAGCAGCAGAAGAGGAGGTAGATTGTACTTGACCGGAAATATATAACGGATTAGATGAAGAATTAACTGTGGTGTTTCTGCTCACTGGGATGGGATTACCACTATCATTATTGATTTCCACAGTTCCTGGAATGGTCACAGGACCGGTGATGTTCACATTTTCAGAACCCAATGTAACCGGTAATGGGTTGGTTGCTTCAACGACACTACCATCCTTTCCAGCAGCAAGCATCATTACTTCATATCTTTGCTCGCCATCTTGGGTATCTGAGGATTTAATGTATTGAGCCATGTAATCTCCAACATGAAAGAATTCTAGTATTATTTATAAGAATACTTATTTCGTCATACCTTTTTGCACTTTTTCCATCAATTCTTTTATTTGGTTAGGAGATAAAGTCCCAGGAGGGATACCTGTTTTGAATTTTTTAAGATCATTTTGTTCGGCAAAAGCACGCATTTTACTAGCAGACATACCACTAACACCCTCGCTGTCTGCATCACGTTCACCTGCACTTTCTACATCAACAATCTTAAACGTGTATAGCTTACCATTATATTGACTAATAGTTTTCTGAAACTCTGCAACACGATCAGAACCACCTACCATAACAATCTTATCGTATTTACCATTCCAATGTTCCAACCATTTCAAGAAGGTGTTTAATGTATCAGTAGCAATTTCAAGATTGGTTTGTGGGAACATTTTTTTAGCATAAAACAATTTATCTTCAGGCGACAAAGGATCTTTAGGTGCTTTCTGAGTTTTGGAAAGAACGATGGTGTGATCACCCTTTTCTCTGAGCGCAATACTCTTTACTTTACTTACTAGTTTTTTATGGCCAGTAGTTGGAGGATTCATACGGCCGAAAGCAAACACCATGGTTTTTAATTTCTGTGGCGGCTCTGTTGGTTCTGGAGGAGGCGAACTCCAATCTTTCACGGCATTGAAGTTAGCCTGTGAGAATTCCATTCGGTTAATAAGTTTTACTGCCGCGCCGGATTTATCTATAGCAACATATCCTTCTGGGTCTGTGTGCTGAAATCCCTTTTCTGTCTCAACAAAGGTAGGAATTCCTTGAACCTTGTTAAGCTGTACAACAAAGATATTTTTTAGCACAACTAAATCTGAATATAATTTAATCATGCTATTTAATTGAGTTCTATTATCAGAAAGATAATTTTTAATTTCAGCCTGAATGCCTTTATATCTTTCTTTGGCTGCAGCTGTCTTAACTGTTTCTTCTTTCTTTTTTATTCTATCAATAATAAACTTTTCTAACCCTTGATTAATATTGGTTTGATTTATTTCTTTACCATCACGAACTAATCCGTTGATAAAGATCTTAAACATATAACCAATAGTTAGATCTGTTTTCTGTGTTGCCAATTCATCCAAAAACTTTTTTGCTGCTGTGGCATTCCTTTTAGCATTAGCCAATGTTGAACTAACCGTTCTAGTTTCCTGTGCAGTTAACGTAGCCTTTCCTGACATATCAGAATAGGATGCGTCCTTGATCCAGGCGGTTTTAGATTTTAGCTTGCTAACATCAACACCAAACGAAGCAGTCATTTTATTAACTGCTTCCCTTCCAGAATATTTAGTATGAAACACTACTCCAAGGTTTGAATTATCAATGATTTTTCCTAAAGGATCATCCTTGGGAACAGCATACATAATGGTGTTTGGTTTAAAAGTAATGTGCTTCACACCGTCTATAATCTGTTCTTTTTTTCTGTCTGGTGTAAACATGATATCACCTTGAAGAACTTCGGTCATGCCCACCTCAGATAATTCCCGAAAAGCAACTTTTAAAGTTTCAGCCAAACCACCATCATGATAATAATCAATTAATTTTTCACTGAAACAAAGTTTAGGAGTTTTACCAAAAGCGGCGTGCTTAGTTGCTACAAAGAACAAACCTGTTGCAGGATCAGGACCCGCAACCACAGCAGGAGCACCGTCCCATTTAACCGTGATGTCGATAGAACTATTGTTGTTTCCTGAAAACAATTGCAAAAGAGCTTCTAAGAAGGCAATACTTCTCTCTGCGCCTTCATAGCCCAGATTGATAATATCATCTTCTAAATGTTCTAGATGTTTGTTTTGTTTGGATTCAGCCATGATACTAACCGATAAAGGTTTTGTATTATTTATAGAACACCGTTAATAAGTTCTTCTATGGCTCTTTTTCTTTCGATTATAGAGAGAGCAACATATCCTTCCATGAGTCTTTTCATAATGAGCTCCATCTCACCTTCTGAGAGATCTTCATTATATTCATCCAAAAGCTCTTCATAAAAAATAATGTTGGATATAGCAGCATCCTCGATCTCTATAGATTCTGCATTAGGTAAATTCCAATCTATTTCCATGTGTCTCGTAATTTTGTCAGCAATCTTCTCAAAAAGGAGAAATCTTTCTTCAGACATTGGACACCTTGGATTTTAGTTTGGATGTGAATTCTACATACTTCTTTTGCCAAAGTTCTTGCATACTTTCATTTGGGGCTTCGGCAATCATTCTTATAATATTATTTAGAACGTGTTCATCCCTGTCTAGGTCCATGGAGGAGGCCATGGGCATTACTTCGCCCATGGCCTCCTGAACCATTTTAACGGCCGAAGAAGTCGGCGCCACCAACAGCATAAGCTGCGCTAACGATCTGGCGGCTAGGTGTACCAAGACGATAGGTGGTACGACCAGCATTGTTAACGTTGGTGTAAACACAGAATCCCTCATTACGAAGGTCGTGAATACGAGCCGAAAGGCGCTGAATTCCGAACATGGAACGAGCCTGTGCAGCGGAAATGCTGCGACCGGAAGACAGATAACCAACGAGACGTTCATTCTGAGTCATAATATACTCCTGTTTTGAGTTTAATCAAATCACATCAAAAAGTGTGGTTTTTAATGAGGGTCACCACTAACCTAGAAAAAAGGTACCGCAGGGCTCCTATTACAGGAGCCGAGCGGCAGCGTGAGCAATTGCATCCTGATATGCAGTGTTGCTACGGATAGTATTGTCTTCGGTGCTCTGAAGATAGGTCACAGCCTCGGCCTTGGTCATAGGACGACCAAGAGAAATCCAATGCTGAGTCTGAACACCAAGACGCCGAAAGATCTTTACACGGCGAACCTTGTCATTAGTGAAACGAACCTTAGTTCCCATGTCCTGACCTGCAGCAGTATTACCACCTGTAGTGAAGCAAACGTCCGTTACCTGATCACTGTTACGCATAATAATTCTCCTGTTTGAGTTTGACTACTTACACATTAAATATAACACAACCAATCCAACTTGTCAAGTCCTAGAATTCTGTATCATACTCCGGATCATGATTCTTGATTTGACGCTCCTGATGGAAGTTGTTCTTTTGATCACGGCGAACCGTATCACCAAATTCAGACTTACGTGGCTTCTTCCTGCGAATCTTTTCTACGGAAGACCAATTTTCATACATTTCTTCGATCTCATCAAGATGATCGAAATCCCACTTACTCATGTTTTTTTCTCCTGAGAGAGTTAATTTTGTATATATTAAATATAACAGATATTGGTGTGTTTGTCAAGCACCTCTAAGTGCTTGTAAAATAAGCACCTACAGGAAATAGGGCACTGGGGCATAGTCAATCCAGCGCAAAATCTTGGAAATTAAGGTCTTTTTTAGGTCAAACCATTCGGTACCCTTAAAAACCGAAGTAAAATAGCGGTAGGTGACCAATTTTGGATATTTTTCCATATTCTTAAGAATATGATAGTGATTTTGGTCAGGATAGTAGAAATTGATTTCCATTGCAATATCATGTGCATAGGCTTCGATTTCTGACCAATCACTCAAATATTTAATTTGTTGGATACGCTGTTTACCAAGTCGGTTAGAATGCTTTACCTTTAATGTCTTTTCTTGCTCCGAGTATTCATAATCTTCATCCCTAAAACAATCTTGAGAAAAATGGATAAGCTCGTGCTGAATTGTTTGTGACAAGACAAAGATAAAATTAGAATAATTATTTTTAGTGAATTTAAAATAATTACGATTTGGTTCCATGTGAATAAAAATGGTAATCGGAAATTCTTCCTTATCTCCCTCGTAATAACCAGAAAATGTAAAAGGCTGGTACTTACTGTTTTTAGACTGTTCTAAAGTAGGATCTTTATAAGTTTTAACTTTTGATCCTGTTTTTGTTAAAAATTTATTCAGCCTTCTACAAATTTGGCTATACCTTAATTCTTGTCCAATATATTCCGGGCCGAAATTATTTTTCAAATCCTCATATAAAATTGGAGCATAATACATGGTCTATATCTCTGAACAGTTTATAAAAAATATTTATATTTTTATACTACTAAAATCCAATTCTTTTCTCTTAAAATTAGGTTTTTCTTTTTCAAAAAACTTTACTTCTTTGGTTTCATAGAGATCCTTTTGAGCACTCATCTCCAAATCAAAAAGTCTCATCTTAGATTTGTCCACACCAACAACAAATCTGCGATATTGTGAAGGGTCATTATATCTATTTTTTAATTGTTTAATTAATATTTGCCCTAATTTTTCTAGCTCTTCTGTAACAATAAGAGCAAACATGAAGTCAGCAGTAGCTGGAAGTCCAAACGATTCAGAAGTATCAGTAAGTTCCACATCACTATTCGCATATCCACTCCTTGTTGTTTGTGTTGCTGATACAATTGGAACATCAAATTCTACAGCCAAACCACGAAGTTCTTCTGCAATACCTTTAATATAAACATAAGTATTGACCGAACCTGACATTTTAAATCTACTACTTGCACAAATATTCAAATAATCAATAAAGATAAGGTCTGGCTTGAATTCTTTCTTCAAAGATAATTCATTTAACAATGCTCTGAAATGACCAGAATGTGCTGATGCTGTAGGATATTCCTTAATAATAAGTTTACCTTCGGTTTTATTTCTGATTCTTGAAATTCTATCATCAAACATTTGCTTAGGTAATGATTTAAGATCATTCATTGCCACATTCATCAAGTTAGCATCAATACGTTCTGCAATACGTTCTTCTGCCATTTCCATTGTAATATACAGAACATTTTTACCTTGACTTAAAGCTGCTGCTGCCATGTGACACATAAACAAACTCTTACCAACACCTGTACCTGCCAAGGCAATGTTTAAAGTTTTATTAGGTAATCCACCTTTAGTTACCTTGTTAAACATATCCAAATCAAAAGGCAAGCGTTCCTCGTCCTTATGATAAAAATCAAAACGATTGTCTGAGTCTATAAGATAATCATGACCAACCGAATTATCGAATCCAACGGATAAAGCATCCTTTAATATTTCAGGAATAGCTTCATTTGTTAATATCTTATCTTTACCATCAATAATTTGAATAGACCTCAAGATAGCATTATATACAGCCTTATCTTTACAGAATTTTTCTGTTTCATCTAATAACCATTGTTTATTAGCAATACTATCATCAAATTCATCAAGTATGCCAATAATCTTTTCGTATTCATCTTCAGTTATAGTTTTATCATTTTGAAATTCAATTACTAAAGCTGCCTTTGTAGGTGCAGAATTATATTGTTCTGCAAAATCGAATATCTGTTTAAATATTTTTCTTTCTGAACTATCAACAAAATATTCATCCCGAATAAAAGGAATAGTTCTTCTTAAGAAATCTTCGTCTTTAATTAGATTATTCAGTATCAGAGTTTCCAACTTCATCATTTTCTCCAGACAAGGCATGAGTTATGATTTTAATAAGTATGGGATTTAACACGCTTTCGAATAGCGGGTCTCCTACTAAATTAACATCATTAGGTGTAGAAATCAATTCATAGTCCACAGTTATTTTACCTTCTTCTGAATCATCTGTTTCTATGCCACTGATAACAAACGCCACATCCGCAAATTCACCTTCGGTAATTTTCACAAAAATCTTATCATCTTTACCTTGTACTTCAAAAGAAACCTTAGACATTATCATATTCCTCCTGTATAAATTCGTCAGAAAGTTCCGCAACCATTGCGCCGGAAGTAACCGAATACCTTTGCTTAATCCAGGAACGGAATGTTTCGTCATTTAATATTGGTAACCAAAATTCTTTACTGTTGGTTTCAGACAAACGATACTTCTTTTCTTCATCTGCCTTTTGATACCAACCATTGCTAGGCTTTATAACATGACCTGATTCAAGTGCAACGTTTATTAAACCAGACCAGGTTGAAATGCCACCTTCCCAAGATACCTCAACAGGTATCTTACTTTTCTCTCTAACAAAACGAGACTTTTCCACATTAATAATAAAATTATATCCTGTAACTTCTTGACCTGTCTTTTCCTGTTGACGACCAATAATAAAGATATTGTCAGCACTATAATAAACACCAGTACCACCTGAAACAATATCCTTCGGAAATAGTCCTATTTCTTTATATGTGTGATTCACAACAACCATAGGAATGTCCTTAATGGTTAAGTGAGGTGTACACATTCTAAAAAGACTCTTAAGCTGTTTAGCTCTCGTCATGTCAGCAACACTCTTACCCTCAAGAGCATCCTCCACTTCCTTCTTGGAAGCCAAATTACCAACCGAGTCCACAACTATAATAACATGATCTCCACGTTCTAGATTGTTAATCTGAGACATGATATCGTGTTTTAGTTGTTCTATGTCTGTAATAGGAGTATGTAGTACTCTTTCGGTATCAATGCCAAAGTTTTCGAAATAGCCTGCTGGAGCACCAAACTCTGAATCATAAAACAAAAGAACAGCATCCTTATATTTCTCCATATAAGATTTAGAAAGTAGCATAGCAAATGCTGTTTTAAAATGCTTAGACGGTCCAGCAAACACAGTAAGCCCAGGAGTCAACCCACCATCCAATCTTCCAGACAAAGCAACATTGACCATTGGAACAGGTGTTTGAATCATGTCTTTTGAAGAGAAAAATTTAGAACTAGAAAGAATTTCTGTTTCTTTAATAGTTGAATTTTTCTTAAGTTTATCAAGTAAACTCATATTATACTCCGGTTAAATTTAAAACAAATCATCTAGGGTTGCCACATGAGAAGTGTTCCAACCCATACAATCTAAAATACTTTTCATAGGATCAAGAAAGGCCTTTTCAAACATAGTATTATAATCAATAAACCTATGAAGGTCAAGCTCTGTAGGCAATTTACCAATAAAAGCAATACTGTTTTCTCTAATGGGATTGGGCTCTTTCAAATACAAATATTTAATTTTGTCGCCTTCCTTGATTTTTTCATACTTCTTATCCAATTTTTTATCAGATATGTGATGGTTGTACAATAAGGATCCTCGGACGTGCATAGGAGTTCCCTTCGTGTATATATCTGCTCTGGAAGAATATTTTGAAATATTATTGGCACTTCTAGGAAATGCAATATCTTCCGGACTCATTTTTGAGAATTCATTCTCAACATCTGCTATATATTGTTGAAGTTCCTTCTCCGTCTTAGTAAGAGCCATCTTCACGCTTTCTTTAAGATATTCTCTGACAACACCTGGAGTACTACTTCTAACAATCTCTAGCCCCTGTACCTTTAGTTTTGGTGTCTTATACCTAACACCTTCACTATCGTAAACATTTAGTGCATACTTTTTCTTGGCCACCCAAACTGCACGATCAGCAATAACCTCTCTCTTAAAGAGCATTTTATTCTCAAAAGCATTGGTTGCCGAAGATATCTCAGCACAAGCCTTGTTTAATATCTTTGTGATCTTTTCCTTAGAAAATGTATCTAACATTTCAGTTATCTTATCTTTATCTATATTCTTTGGTAAAGTGTTAACTAGATTTTCCAAAGTGATATAACAACTATCTGTGTCAGAATAAAATGTATATTGAATATTTTCCGTCTGACAAACCTTATTTAAATACTCATCCAAAGACTTACCAATATACTGAATAATATATTGACCAGTCAATGTAATACCTTCAGCAATTCTATCATCATAGAATCTGAAATACTTGTTAGCCCATGCACCATAAAGAGAGTTAAGCTGAATCTTTCTAGCCATCTGAATATTGTTGTACTTAGAAATTAGCTTTACTTGATTAGGATCTTTAGTTTTTTCGTAATCCTTTTCAGCCTGAATCATCTTGTTCTTATAAAACACACGCTCACTAAAAATCTTTTCTACAATTTCAGGGAACAGTCCTTGTTTATTGTGTGTGTAAAAATATCCATTTGCTGCCATGGATGCTTTATTTTCCTTTGCATAAGAAGAATAATTCTTTTTGCCTTCCAGAAGTTGTTCAGGAGACGAGTCAACCGTTATACCTTTCAACATGGTTTCAGGGCTCATATTATATTGCATAATAATGCTAGGATATAGAGAAGCGGCATCAAAACTCACAACCCATTCATATTTCCCAGGGATAGGTTCTTTAACATAGGCCCCCGCAATAGTTCTATCATGATTGTCTTTCTTTGGCGGGACAATAATATTCTTATTCCAAAGATGATTATAAAGAATACAATCCCAAGTTCTAACAGCAGAAAAAACATCAGTAAAATTACATTTTGCATCATAGGCCATTGTAATGATCAGCTCAATCAACTTCATTTTATCTTCAAGAGCATCAACTAGCTCTACGTCAATGATGTTGTATTCGACAAATCTGGACCAATCATTTGTGTAGAAATCTTTAAAGGTTTCATAGTTGCTCTCTAACTTATTTCTACCCAGTTCTACTTGAGCAATATAATCTAATTTGTAGCTTTCTTGTGTAGTGTAAGTAAATTTTTTGTAAAGGTCAAAATAATCTAATACACTAACACCTAAAATATCAATCGCAGTTTGTGTCCTACCACTAATAGTTATAGGTCTAGGGTTAACTATTCTCCAAGGAGAAAGAAGTTTAGATTTATCCTCAAGTATTCTATTGATTCTAGCTAGAAGATAGGGAAGATCGAATAACTGTATGTTCCAGCCTGTGACAATATCAGGCTTGACCATATCCCAAAACAAAAGAAACCTGTTTAATAGGTCAATTTCATTCGTACATTTAACATAGGTAAAATCTTTTTTATCAGAAAGAGTTTCTGTTTTAGATAGATCGAAATCCTTAACACCAAAAGTAGTGATTTCTTTGGTATGATTGTTCTGAACAGTTATCAACAGAACTTCTTCAATTGGGTTATCAACTGAAGGGAATCCGTGTTCAGAAGTTGTTTCAATATCCAACGATAAAATGGATAGGTTTGAGATGTCATAATCAATATCACCCGAATAATTCTCTGTGATGTATTGATATGCATAAGAAGTATTTCCAAATACTGGAAAATTTTCTGTTTCTTTATAGGTTGTTAAAAAATCTTTTGCATCATTAATGTCCGAGAAATTAAGTTCTTCTAGATTGTCACCAAACAAACTCTTATACTTGGATTCGTTTTGTGACAAAACATACAGCTTAGGCGAAAATTTTACTTTAAAATTATCTCTAACACCATTATTAACTTCTCTAACAAATATCTGATTCCCTCTTTGCATAACATTCGTGTAAAATCTCTTCATTTAACCTCCCCCGGGTCTTAAATGATATTTTACGAACATTTCCTTTTTCGATGTCCATAATAAAAAATTCATCAATGTAATCTTTGTCTGTATCAATATGATCGTTAAATCTAATTGTTCCAGTAAAATTTGTCAAGTGCTCATATGTAGAAAAATTTATCCCCATTAAACGATTCTTACTGGTCACCAAATATTTTTCATAACCTGAAATACCACTGCTTATAATAAAGGTTCTTCCTCTTGTAGGACGTTGAGGTATCATATCCTCAAATGTAATATAGCTCATCTTTCCCACCAAAATTCAAACCAAGTTTTATCAACACTCCTGTCTATTGAATCAGCAAAATAATCAGGCTTTATATCTTGGTCCACATTATAAATCCAGCAAGCAATTTTAAGGTCTGTGGAATTATATTCTCCTAGATTGAAAGATATTTCATGCATTGTAACACCACTGTCAATGATATCATCAACCAATAAAACTTTTCTCCCAGCAAACAAATCATTAGGTAAATTCCCTAGGTCTCTATCTTTAAAATCACGCAGGGACCATTTAACAACATCCATAGGAACATTCAGTTTGTGAGAAAGTGCTACAGCCAAAGGCAACCCACCACGAGCAATCCCATATATTTTATCAAATTGTATATTAGATTTTCTGATATCGGAAGCAATAAGATCAACAGCAGTAGCAAACTTTAAAAAATTCATGTAATAGGTTTTCATTTTACGACTTTAATACCTGAAGAAGGCACAAGTAAACCACGACCGGTTAATCTGTGATACTCATTCTTAATATCAGCAGCAGGCTCAAATACATGAAGAATATGAGATGATTCAAAAGAAAATTCCTTATCATCTGAAAAAGAAAGATAAGGAGCTAGACCTATCCCATACGAGCCATTTCCCGTGGGTGCAATCATAATATTGAATGGTTGGGCTAAAGTTAAGGTATTAGTGTTCCCTAATTTTTCTATACGCTCACCAACCAAACTTTCACCAGCAATAGTTTTAATACCAATAATCATAATAAACTCAACTGTAAGGGTGTTAGGAGGTACTACTTAATTACGAAATTTCAAACTTCTTAGGCTTCTTATCTTCAGGAATAATGCGCCTTAAATTAATATTAAGAACACCATCCTGTAATGAAGCTCCCTCTACAATAACATCTTCTGCTAAGGTCCACTTACGAGTAAAGGCACGCTTAGCCAAGCCACGGTGAATATATTGAGGCTCGTCTTCGGCCTTCTCACCTGAGCCTGAAATAGAAAGGACTCCTTCGGCTAACTCCACATCTAAATCACTGCGCTTGAATCCAGCCACAGCAATTTCGATGGTCCAATTCTCAGGATCATGCTTGATGATGTTATAAGGTGGGTAATTTGTAGCTTCATTGGCAGTTTGAATCTGTGACAAACGATCAAACCAACCATCAAAGCCAATTGCCCATGGGTTATGTGTTGAACTAAAAGTAAAGGTACGAGTATTCATAATTCCTCCTTAGAGCGAATGTGTTAGTGATACCCTTTCGGCGTATCGTTGAGTTAAAATATAACTCCTAACACCCCTACAGTCAAGCTCTTTTACAGCTTTTTACCAATATTATATTTGGTAACTAAGTTCCAATCTTTCTTTTCTCCGAAAGACAAAACCTTAATTTGTGATAATGGTGCAGTATCTTCACAATCATCTGGATTAAGAATCTCTACTAATCCCCAATCTTCTAAAAGATGTGCTATTGTGTTTCTACGGTGCAAATCATTATCAGATAAATCTGCTCTTTTACCATCCAAAGCAAATAATTCTTTGAAATGTACAATGAAATATCGGCCTTGCTTGTGTAAAATATGGCAGCTTTGGAATAGAGTTTGTTCTTTCTTAGAAGCAACCCCTATGCGAGTTAAAGTCTCTCTGACTTTTAGGAAATCATCTGGATTAACAAGCATTATTTCTACTGGTTTGTATCCAGGAATTCCAGGTATATGTATTAAATCATGCGCCATTACTAATTCCACCTATGTTCAATCTTTTTTTAATATTGTCAATGTTTTCAGGAGTCAAAATTTTCAAAGCCTGGAGTCCCTTTTCCGTATTATAATTATAATACTTTTTAACTATTTCCAAATCTTCGATCTTTTCGCTTTTAATCCATTTATTAAAACGCTTTTTGCCTCTGACAATATTTATAAGATAGTGGAATTGTAATTTCTTATCTAAGTGAGTTCTGCTATTCATTTCATTAGCTTGTATTACTGTATCACTACCAAAACTAAGTGCTCGATTCACAATATAAGGATTATAATATTTCTCACCATACTCATCCTCACACAAATCTTCTTTAGTGTAATGAATAGCATTAACATAATCAAAAGGAGAAGGCTTAGAAATTTTATGTTCTTCCTCTTGTATTTCTATAATTTCTTCACCGTCAAGATTAATCATTTGAATTCACACACAGCCATGATTTCTGTCAAACAAGCAACCAAATTAATCTCAGCATCTGCAACAAAGGCAGCTTTGTATTGATAATCAGCCAACAAAAGAATCAACTGAGGTACCTGTACCACTTCGTTAGATAGGTTATCATAAAGAAGCCTAAACAAAACTGCAGGATCATTATCTAGGTTATTAGCAACCCAGGTTCTCATTTTCTTAAAATCTTTTTCTCTAAGAGAAGATAAAAGATTTTTGATATTATCCTCGGAGATATTTACAAGAATTCCACTATCAATTTTGCCTGATACGGAATATCTTTGTAGTTCATTCAAAACTCTACGATAATCTGGAAAATGCTTGTTCAATAATTCAGCAACAACCTTTTCTTGATATTCTATATTTTCATTGTCCAGAATTTCTGTAACTCTCTTGAAGAACTTTGCTGCAATCTTAGGACGTTCTTCTTTTGTAATTCTAAAATCAATAACTGTGGTTCTAGAATGCAAAGGAGAAATAATCCTGTTCTTGAAGTTACAAGTGAAAATAAACCTACAATTTTTACTGAACTCCTCAATAAAACCACGAAGTGCAGGTTGTGTACTATTAGGATTTAAATAATCGGCCTCATCTAAGATTACAATCTTTACCTTACCCGTGAAACTAACTGTACTAGCAAAGTCTTTAATCTTTGTTCTAAGAACATCAATACCCGATTCTTCGGAACCGTTAATAATAATATAGTCACAACCAATTTCTTCACATAAAGCTCTAGCAATAGTGGTCTTACCAGTACCTGCTGTACCGGACAGTAACAGATTTGGAACATTATCTTGTTCTACAAATTCTTGGAATGTATTCTTCAATTCTTCGGGAAGAATACAATCTTTAATTTTCTTAGGACGATATGCTTCTACCCACAAGAATTGTCCTTCTGTTTTTGTTACCATATTTAAATCCTAGAGCTAGCATCTGCTGCAATCAAATAAGTGAGATCACATCCCTCACATTCAAAGAAGAAAACAAGAACCTTTCCCCCACGACCAATAGCATTAGCTATATGAACTTTATATGTCTTAGGAATAACCTTAAAACTATCAATGGACAGCTTAACATCAAAACTCATATCTGAAACACCTAGCTTCTTTCTAAAAGAATGTGAAGTAGGATTTCTAGGATCGTTAAGTATAAGTGTTACCTCACCATTCTCAGCAGTAACACTCATCATTGTTGCATTGACAATGCCAGCAATCTTAGTAATAGAAGTAATATCGTTCGATTCGAGTGTGAACGAATACATTTCTTCTAACTCAGGAGGAGTTTCAAGAGGAGCACTTACCAGACTTTCATCTGCATAAAAATACTCCATCTCTCCCCCATCCTCTGTCTTAATAAGAAGACTCTTATCACCAAACTCAATTTCAGCACCACTAGAAACTGAAATAAGGGACAAAAGCTGATTAAGATCATAGATAGCAAACTGTGCAGGGAAGTTTTCTGAAACAATTGCTCTTGCCTGAATGCTATTCACAGCATTTTTTGTTGCCATTTTATTACCAGGCTTTACCAACAGATTGCTGCTAATCTGTGAAAAACTTTGCAAGAGTGAAACGGTTTCCGAACTAATCTTCATAATATATCCTCCGGTTAAAATTGAATGTAGTCGCCTATTTCACTATCAGGCTCAACATAAAAGTCATGTACATGAAGTAACATAACAGCATAATGTAAAATTTTCAAGATGTCCTTACGATTGAATCCATCCTTTTTCCCATAACGTTGGGCATACTTCATGATGTTGCCAACCGTAAAACCAACACCATGACCAGTATCAAAAATAAATTCTGAGGCTTGGAACTTTCTACGAGAATAATGCTCACCATAGGTAGAGTCAATATACTTCTTAAGCTCCTGTAAAATCTTATCCTCTGAATAACGATAATCAATCTTCTTCATTTATTGTTTCCCGTCCTTCTGCATGAGCATCACACAGAGCCATAATATGTTCACCAGATCTTAAGGAGCCTGCGGCTCCACAAGCCTCACAAATATAACGACTTCTTTTTGCAATGTCAATTATTACTTTATCCACTTTTTCGTTAATTATATTTGTGTATATTCTTAATATACCCCATCTTTCTTTTACCTGTAAAATTTTTACTGGTGGGAAGGTATCCTTTATAGCATCAAAAACTTCATGAAGCAAAGGAGCCCACCCTTCGCCTACTGAGCGAAGGGCGAGATCCAATGTATAACCTTCGTAATTTGGTTCCTGCGGATTAATATCAGAAGGGCAAAGATTCATACTCCTCCTCCGAGGTTTCAGTAGGCTCACCAACCTCTTCACCTGCATCAATCTTGGTATACAGGTCAATGAAACTATTCTTAGTTTCAGTATTGAACCTGGACACACACAGGGTAACAGCCTTGATCCTATCACCAAACATTGCAAAGGCATTCACCACGTGCTCAAGTCTGCGGGTTGAGATAACCTCATCCACACCACCGTCGAGATAGGTCTTACGAATAATCTCGGACCAAATTGTGAGCTTGTCAGCAAAGTCCTCGTCTACACGGTCCACACGCTCCATCTTCTTAATAAGAATCTTCTTTTCGATTGAAGGAGTAGGATATTCCTGCTCGACGGTGATGGCGAAACGCTCAAGGAAGGCATCGTCAAGAATCTGTGCTGTAATAAACTTGCCGTCCTCGGTTCCCTGTCCCTTGGTATTTGCTGTAGCAATGATATTGAAACCAGGAGCAGGGTAGATGGTCTCGCCTGTCTTCTTATTAAAGTAGGGCTTACCTTCAAGAATAGCCTGTAGACACATGAGCTTGTTGCTGCCACGATCCACCTCATCCAGAATCAGAATAGCACCACGCTTCATGGCGATAGACACAGGCCCTTCACGATAAACTACGTTCCCGTCTACCAGAGTGTTACCACCAATGAGATCATCCTCGTCGGTTTCAATACTGATATTGACACGGATACACTCACGGTTCAGAGAAGCACAAACCTGCTCTACCATTGTGGTCTTACCATTACCTGAAAGACCCGTTACGAAAACTGGGTAGAAAGAATTACTTCCCACGATGGTCTTAAGATCCTTGTAGAACCCGAAAGGAACAAAAGTAGAATCCTTGGATGGGACCAGGTCCTTAATCTCAACATGGAGCTTTGGTTGAGACAGAAGCATCTGGGTCTGCATACCAAGATGCGCCTGAGGCTGCGCGGCTGCTGGAGCAATTGTAACAGGCTCATGTTTTTCCAGCGAATACATACCACGCCTAATCTTATGATTAGGATCGTTCAGGATTACGTTTGGGTTGACTCCCAAGGACCTAGCCTGATCCTGAATTTCGGGCCTGGTAAATTCAGACTTACCAGTCGAGCGAAGAGCATCCTG